CCCAACGATGTAGGCGAACTGTTTCGGGGCGTCGTCCGACTCCTCGATCTGGTACTCCTCCACCTCGTAGGCCATGCCCTTGCGGAACCACGAGACCCGCACCACGGCGAGCAGCTCGTAGGGAATGTCGCCGACGTTGTACCCCAGGGTGGGCTTCCTGGGGCGTTTCGGCTGGGGCGGTTCCGACTTCACGGGATCTCTCCAAAACACCCACGCGGCAACCCGCATGAGCCCTAGGAAAAAGTTAGGCGGCGTGAACTGTCCCATCAGTCCCACAGCCGTGCGGCTTCCTGCATCAGCTGCTCCAGCTCTTCAGGAGTGCGTTCTTCCCTTGGGGAGGGTTCAAAAACCTGTCCCGTTATGCCAGATCCATTGGTATGACTGGGAAGTAAATCGGGACACGGGGTAGGGCTGTCCTCTTTTGCTCCAGCCTCCCCATCAAAAGAGGACACGCTTAGGGGCTGTCCTTTTTTACTTCCCAGTCCCTGACTGGGTTTTCCTAATTCAGGACACTTATTCACACACATATCACGCGAGAGAACAGCCTGGTACAAATTGGAAGGTCTGGCACCTGTGGAGGTCTGACCAACCACCTCAACCAAGCCCCTCGAAGCGAGCCTCTGGAGCGCCTTGCCGATAGCGGCCACACTTCCACCGCAAAGCGCGTCCGCAGCGAGGTCAGAGCGGCTCAGAGAGCGCGGATATGCAGCCCTAAGGCGCTGTAGCACCCGATCAACGATGGAAGCCGGACTGGCGCTGTCGGTATCCAGCTCCACGTAGTCCGCCAGCGAGAACGTCAGGTCGCTTTCGAGCTTCATCAGCAGCTTGGAACCGTCCCGCCCCGCCCTGGACTTCTCAACGGTGATGAGGCGAGCGTTGTAGCCGGTCTGCTCAACCTGCTTTTTGTCCGGCCGCCGCAGCCCCCACACCTCATCCACAGCGTCCCGGATAGCAGTGGAGCCCCGGAACCCGCCGGTCTTGTTGGCGTGGTGGATCAGCAGGATGGTGCAAGCCGGGAACATGCGCCCGTTGTTGTTCGCCAGCCAGTAGATCGGACTCGCAAACTCTTTCTTGTTTTCGTCGAACGCCGACCCCCTGCTGCAGCCAGTAATCGAGTCGATGATCACCAGCTTCGGCTGGTGCTTCTCGATCAGCTTGACGAAGCGGTAGTACCAGTTCAGGTCCCACCCCATTACCACCGTCACCGGATCCGACGACTGGAACTCCAGATCCCGCAGCTGCTGCTGAACCTGCACCTCTGACTGGTCGCCGTTAAGGATCAATACAGGCCCAGCTTCCACTGGAACAAGATCCCCCCGCACGGAGAACGGAATCCCACGGGCAACGTGTTTGGCAATGGTCCAAGCCGACATGGATTTGCCATCACCACCAGCGCCGTGGATCATCACGGTCCCAGGGCAAGGCAGGAGATCCGGGATCAGGTACTCAAACTTCAGATCCTTGTTCAGCAAGCTGTCCATCGCCATCTCGTCATCTTGCTGCTCGAACTGCATCTGAGCGATCAGCAACCGCTCCAGCGCCCCAGCATCCCGATAGCCAGCCTCCAACGCCAGCACGTTCATGGCGTGCGCAGCTTCAGCCGGGTTTTGAATCTGCTGGATCTCCTTGGCCCGGCGGATCACCTCGGCGTAGGTGATGACAACTTGCCGAATCCGGGTGACGTTATCCGCTTCAACACTTTCAACAACCTTGCGCAGATCCTCCGAAAGCCACATACGGCCCGGAAGCTGCTGGTCCGCCATCCAAAAGAGCGTCCCAAGGCTGACTGGCCCTTTGCGAAAGGACTTCCAGACCTCCTCACAGGGATTGCCATCAGCCCAATCCTGTGAAAATTCGGGGTCTTCCGCCGACCAAGCCGACCAAAGCGTCAAACCAAGGTCAGTCGGCAGCTCCGAGTGGATCGCCATCCCCACCTTCACCCAGTGATCCCGGCTGCCATTGCCCTGCCCCGGAATCACCTTCAAGGCCGACTGGATGATCTCAGCCACCTCAGCTGGGTCTCGATCCGAGAAATCCAGTGCCTTGCGGTTCTTGATGAAGCCACCGTCCTGGATCTCCTTACCGGCGTGATCGCGCATCTCCGCCAGCAACCACTCAGGGGCGTCAGGAATTGCCTCCAGGTCGCCTTCAAAGCCGTATTGCCCTTCTGGAGCCTTCCCATCACTGGAGCCCGGATAAGCCCCGTAGATGACGCCCTGACGGCCCCAGAGCACCTCGTACCCAGCGCCGGTATCCGACAACCCAAAACCCTTCACCGAGCCCCACAGGGCCTCAGGGACGCGGAAGAGGTACTTCGCGGCGTTCGCCTTGGTCGACGTAACGACTGGAGCACCCTCCAGCGAATCCCCCCACTTCTTTTTGAGACGGCTGAGATTCCGATCCACGTCGAGAATCACGAGTCCCATGCTGCGACCGCCCGTAAAGACGCCGACCGCCTGGAGCACATCCGGCTTCCGCTCGATCTGGAGCGCCACGTCCGACGGCGCCATCACCTGATGGTGACTGCGCTCTAACGGGGTCTTGCCCTTTGAGATTTTCCCGGACTGGATCGCCTGATCCTTGGCGTAAATCGGCGCATACGCCATCCCCACAGGCAGCTGGCGCACAAAAGCCAGCAGGTCCTGCGTCTTACTTTGCGACATGTTAGAGTCTCACATGAGAATGGAATCCACGCCCCCGCAGCTCAGCTGTAGGGGCGTTTTTTCATGGTAGCCAGCCGGTCAAGCACGTGTTACTGTGTAAGGCGTTGGCACTCCTGCCGACCACACCAAACACCTAAACCATGGCCTTCCTTTCAAAGTCCGCATCTGCAAACGTCAACGGCGGCAACAGCGGCGGCGGCTACCTGAGCCTCAGCAAACTCCCCGATGGTGGTTCCGTCCGCTTCGCCCTACTCACTGACGAACCTCTGGAGTTCTACGAAGCCTGGGGTGCCGCCAACGGCGCCAACAAGCCCTTCCGCTTTGACTTCGAGCCCACCTACGAAGACGTGGTTGCCGAAATGGGCGAGTTTGAGCCCCGCGAAGGACGCGGCGGCCCTGGAACAGCAGACGTGAAGTTCGCCATCGCCTGCCCGGTTTACAACTACGAGTCCGGCAAAGTCCAAGTCCTGCAGATCACCCAAAAGTCGATCCTCAAGGAAATAGACCAGATCTCCCAGATGGAGGACTACTCCAACCTGCTGGAGTGGGACTTCACCATCAGCAAGAAAGGCAGCGGCCTCACCACCGAGTACACCGTCCGCCCTGTTCCCCGCAAAAAGGGCAGCCAAGAGCACATCGACGCCGCCTGGATCGAGGCCAAGGCTGAAGGTTTCGACATCACCCGCCTGCTGACTGGTGGTAATCCTTTCAAGGCCGCCTGATGGCACGCATCGGACCTTGCGGAACTTGCGTGTTTTTTGCACCAGACCTCGATGGTGGTGATGGTGAGGACATGGGGAAATGTATTCGTTATGCTCCTCGTCCCGCTATAAATCTTGCCGACGATTCAGGCAATCTTCTTTTTACGGATTGGCCAGTCGTTTACAGGGATTGGGGGTGCGGAGAACACGAGTACCTAAACCGCTAAATTTTTTGGCCCCGTCATTGCGCGGGGCTTTTTCACATGAGTCATTATTTCGACACACTTCGAGCTGGAATCCTTGAAAATTCTCGCAGCACAGACTGGGCTACAGCAGTGCTGGAGTGGGATCTCGTGGATATTTATGAGAAGCAGGATGGTGTGTGCACTTGCGGGTATCACCCAATAACGCAGCACAATATCCTGGAAAACGTACATACAAAAGCGACGCTTGTTGTAGGCCGTATCTGTGTAAGAAGATTTTTAGATAAACCAGAACTTGAAAAAGTTTGGCGTGCTTTAGACAAACTCAAAAACAATCCAGGGACCACAGTGCCTTTGGTCTTGATTGATCTTGCACAACAGCACGGGTGGTGTAGTCAGGTTGAGTCCCAGTTTCTGCGTGACATCAGGTGCAAGCGCGATCTAAGTCCTAAACAGAAGAAATGGCGAGATCAGCTGGCACGGAAAATCCTATACAAGGGCATGTGGAAAGCTTGACATGCCTGTTAGAATCCAAGAGGGAAAGAGTATCTACGTGGCCTCCAATACGCAAGACACACTGGCATCACTGCGTAAATGGAGACTGGAGCAAGACAATTCAGGCCCCTTCCGGGTCTACCGGGACATCAATAACAACATCTACCATAGTGTTACACACATCCTAAAGGAAACAAGCGACAAAACCGGACTGGAGCGCTGGGAAGCCCGCCTGGGACCCGTCGAGGCAAGCTGCCAGCGCAACATCGCCGCCACCCGAGGCAACATGGCCCATTCACAAGCTGAGTATCTCCTGAAGTGTTCCCAGCAACTGGCACGCTCAGCCGCCAACAAGCGCAATTCCATTCACTGGGACGAACAGGGATTGGCGCGCATCCCAGCGCCCATAACCAAGTGGGCCATCAAGCGCGTCAGACCGAACGTACCCAGGGTTGGCTGGAGCGCTGCCGGTTATGCACGCGGTCTCTGCGACTGGATCTCTGAGAACGTTACTGAGATTTTCGCCTCGGAATTTTCTATTCACCACCCCGCAGGATTTGCGGGGACTTGTGATGCATTAGTAGGTGTAAAAAACAATGACTTAGTGTTAATGGACTGGAAAACTAGCGTTTCAAGAAAGACTAAAACGGACGATGAAGGACTGGAACGTCTACCTCCCGGTCACACTTACATCGACCAATGCGGAGCCTATTCACTGGGACTGAAACACCTAACAGGTTTGAAACCCACTGGAGCAGCTGTGGTTTTAGCCCGCCGTTGTGGTAAGCCTAACGTTCACTGGATGACACTTAGCGAGCTAGAAGAGGCTGAACAGTCATTCCTGGAACGCTGCCACCGTTACTTCGAGCAACTCCATTCAAGCCTCACGGATCCCATTCAAGTCTCGGCCTAACGGCCTCGACGAAAACCCATTCATGACTGAAACGCCATTCATGTATTATTTCGGCCATTCATAGCCTTAATACTTGGCAGGTATTAGGAATCCGGTTAATACTGTCTCCCATGTTGGGAGGTCTACCGGAGCGTATCTGGCGCTTAGCCCTACGGCTGTCTCGTGGCGCGTCTCATGCGTCTCACTGAGAAGGGGAATGGGAATCATTCTCAAGCCAAGGCAAAAGGAAGGGCTCCCATGGTGGGAGCCAGATTGGAGCATCAATGGATGGTGACGGTAGCGGTCCCGTCGACTGGAACCCCCAGCCTGTAGGCAGCCCCAGCAGAAAGATCAACCGAATCGCACTCGCACCTATCGGTGACTGGCACGGTTAACACTCGCCCCTGGTGCTGGATCCGTAGGCGAGTCCCGCAAGGCAACCACGGGTGAGCCGCACTCACCCCCCAGTGCTGGTACGTTTGCCCACAAGCGGTTTGGCGGCCGTTATACCACGGGTGATAGACCGTCGCCGTAACTTGCCTGGCATCCGCTGGAGCGTGAGTGGCTGCCAGCAACCACAAAAGGGCAAGCCTTTTCATGCTGCCCCCTTGCGTGATGGCTGGCGCTTCCCTTTGTTGGTGCGCGGCGTTTTTGTGTTTTCCACAAGTTCAGCTTGTGGATTCTGTGGAAAACCGCCAGCGGCGTCGTCGGCACTGCGTGCCTCCGACAGAACCTGTTCGACAGTCAATGTCTGCGTGCTGACCTTGGCTCGATCTAGCACTTCCTGGAACGCTGCAGCCTGGCGCAACTGCTGCTGGCGCTGATGTAGGTCCGGCAGCGTTTCAAGGTGCCAGCGGCTGGAACCTATCTTGCTAACTTCTGCGCGATTCTCACTTAGCCAAGCGAGCACCTCGTCCCCGCAGGGGTGGTTCTGGGCCAGCCATAGCTTGTCTTGCCACTCAATCTTGAGACGGCGGGCAGCTTCCCGCTCCGCTTCCCTGGAACGTTTGCGCTCTCGCTGTGTGGCCCATTCCCCGTTTGCCATGGTGCGGCTAAAGGTTGTCGCCTGCAACAGTAGCGCAACAGTCAACCGCTGCCAGCCACATTAAGAGGTGTAACAGTAAGAGGGCTAGCAGCTGGACCGTGAGCCAAGATGCTGGAGCACACCAAGGGAGACGATCCCACCATGGCCAACGATTTCACCACCACCCGCAAGCTGAGCCAGGCAGATCCTGCCTATCAGCAGCTGGAGCAAACCCACACCGAAGCGTGCAAAGCGGTGCACGATGCTGCAGCTAAGCCCCGCAGCCTGACCTACAAGCTGCAACGCTTGCTGCTGGCACGGGATGCGGTGCTGCACTATGCCAGCGAAACCGAGTGCCCGATCCTGCCCAGGATGATTTTCTGGAACAGACAACTGCCAATCATGGCGAGTCTTGGTGCGGCATGTTCAACGGTGCAGCCGATGACATTAACGAGATGATCTATGCGCTGTGCGCCACGATCACCCAACAGCGGCTGGAACACGATCAGCTGATTGCCGCCCGTGATGCTGCCCGCGAGGCAAAGCAAGCCCGATGGGATGAGCTGGAACGCCAGCCGGTTGACTGATACGCTACAGTTACACACAAGCCACACCTAGGCAACCATGTCACGCGATCTCTGGATTCACCCCGCTCCCGCTCAGCCGGACGACTTCCTGCTGTTGCAATACGAGAACCAGTACGGCTACCCCGAGGGTGCCAGCACTTCGATTTATCAGCACCCCTGGAGCCAGCATGACTATATGGGCTTGGCAGCTGAGATGGAGATCGTCCGGGAGCTAGACGAGGGCTACCGCGTCCGGCTGATTGCCTACAGCTGGAGCGTCTGGCCTGATGGCGCCTCGCCGTCTTGTTTCGAGCGCTTCAATGGCTGCTCGGTCAAGTATTGGGAGAGTCACGAGACTTTCGGCCGCTTCACCGATGCGGAAGCCTACGCGCAGTTCTGCTGGGGCCGCTGGCGTGCTACCGGGACCGGAGGATCTGCCGGGATGCACTGGCGCGACGATGTGCACTCGCACCTTAATCCGGTGCCGGCTTGACGCCGGGCCGGATCCGGTTCTACACTCACACACGAGACCCCACCCTAAGGCTCGCATCATGACCCGTTACACACCCGAACAGCTGGCATCCTTCCCCTGGATTGTCAGCACTGACACGCTGCGCTCGCAGGATTTGCTCTGCTCCTACTGGTCCGCAGTGGAGCAGCTGGTCCAGCACAAGCCAGAGGCTACCTTTGGCAGCTGCAGCATCAAGGGGATCGAACTCCTAGCAGCACTGAACACTTCACCCACCATTGCCCGAGCACTTGATGGGCAGTTCTTCCAGCCTTGCGCAGAGATCACAGAAGCCGAGCATCAGCGGATTGATGTAGCCCTGGAGGATCTGACAGAAGCCCTGCAGGATCTGGCACCGACCGGCTTTTATTTCGGCGCGTCCGAAGGCGATGGTGCTTGTTTCGGATTCTGGCTATCTGAGGATTGGGCCGAAGCATTGGAAGAACGCGGCATTGATTGCGAGGATCCAGCTGGAACGGCTGAGCTGATCCAAGCTTTTGAGGATCACGGTATTGAAGCTGAGCAGCTGTGTGATGCTTACTGCGGCACCGCTGACGGTTACAGCGAGTCTGAAGCTGGAGCTGATTACGCGCAGACCCTGGCCGATGACATAGGAGCGATCAACCGCGAGCTGGCGTGGCCCCATACCTGCATCGACTGGGCTGAAGCCTGGCGAGAGCTGGAGATTGGCGATGGCTACAGCCTGATCCGTGAGACCCCTAGCAGCTGGCACGTTGTGCGTTTGGTCTGAGCGGACTTCGCTTCGCTCAGTCCGCACCGCTTCGGCGGTGCTTTTTTATTGTTGCGCAGTGGTGGCGCTAGTATTGAACCAAACGGGTTTGGGATTGTAACAGTGAGCCAGCAGCCGGAAGCTAACAACGAAGCGCCGGAAGTTGCGCCGGAAGATGTGGACAATACGCCGCGACCTTACGGCAAACGCAATCCGTACGCTTATATCGAACAGCGGCAACAGCGGCTCTATCGCAGGCAGTTGGATGGGCTGTCAGCTCGCCAGCTGGTTCTAGAACACGCGGAACGTGAGGGCTGCTCTGTAGCGACCGCTTGGCGTGATTGGGAAGCTGTAAACAAGTGGAACAGCGAAGATTGGGAGCGTGATAGAGAGAACATGCTCGCAAGACTACAAACAATGCGCGTCAAGCTATTTAATGCTGCTATCCGCAAGGGGCAGTTACAAACTGCCGCGCAGGTTCTCGATAGTTTGGGCAAGGTGGTTAATGAGAGTGGTATAGAACAACAGGCAGCCGCCGCACCGCGACTCGAAATCACAGTGGAGGATCGCCGCCAGGCTTGACGCCTGCGGCTGTTGTGCTACAATACGGGAGCAAGCCCACCACGCTTCCCGTCATGACCAACACCGACCGCAGCTTCGCCGGCTACCTGCTGGCATGTGGCGCCATCGTGGCCGCCCTAGTCGCTATGGGGTTTGATAACCATTCCCAACTCCAGCGCTGCGAGTCTGCCGGGCGCTCCGCTGCCGAGTGCCGCCTCGTGGTGCTCGGGCGATAAGCTCTGCTGATGTTACACTGTGTGACAGTAGGGCCGCACTGCGCGGCTCTGCTGTGCTACAATAACGGAGTCCTAAGGGAAACCCTCCCATGAACATCACCGACCGCAGCCCCAAGCCCGAGATCATCTCCGCCGCACTGGAGCTGACTGATCACCAGGCCGCCACCATCGAACGGCTACAGCAACAGCAGCGGATCCTATGGGCGACGCTCGCCGCGCTCACCGCTTGGGCACTACTCTAGCACACCACAGGCCGGGGGGCGACCTCCGGCTTTTTTGCGCCGTGGGCGGCACCCAGGGAACCTACTGACATATCCTCAAATCCTTCTTCTGTACTACACCGGGGCAGGGGTTCAATTCCTGTACTACCCTAGAAGGTACCCATACCCCAAAAAATGCCCGATTCTGCTGGAGCACTCACCCTTCGATACGCCCAAGGCGAGGTGTTTTCCAGCCGAAAACGCTTCAGAGTATTGGTAGCTGGCCGAAGATTCGGCAAAAGTTACCTGTCATGTATCGAGTTATTGCGTGGGGCGATCGAAAGGCCGGGCGAAACCTTTTTCTATGCCGCCCCTACATACCGGATGGCGAAAGACATTGCCTGGAAAGTCCTGAAACGCCTCGTTCCGAAAGCCTGGATCAAGGCCAAGAACGAAACGGACCTCAAGATCGAGCTGGTGAACGGCTCAACCATCGAACTGAAGGGCACTGAGAACGCGATGGCCCTACGCGGCAGAAGCCTCGCTGGAGTTGTCCTCGACGAAGCCGCCTTCATGGACGCAGAGGTCTGGTTCGAGGTGATCCGCCCCGCCCTCGCGGACAAACAAGGCTGGGCACTATTTATCTCCACCCCGGACGGCACCGCTAGCTGGTTCTACGAACTCTGGCAATACGCGGATAGCGGCGACAAGGACTGGAGCCGCTGGCAATTCACAACAATCGACGGCGATAACGTCCCACCAGAAGAGATCGAAGCCGCCCGCGCGCAACTCGACCCTCGCACATTCCGCCAAGAGTTCGAGGCCAGCTTCGAGAATCTCAGCGGTCTCGTTGCAGTCTCATTTGGCGACGACAACATCGACAAACAAGTCCAAGATCTCCCCGTCCTACCCCTCCTACTTGGAGTGGACTTCAACGTGGACCCAATGAGCGCCGTCTGCGCAGTGAAAAAAGGCGACGTGCTCTGGGTCTTCGACGAAATCATCATGACCGGCGGCGCCACCACCTGGGACCTGTGCGAAGAAATCCAATCCCGCTACGGCGTGGAGCGCCGAATTATCGCCTGCCCCGACCCCACTGGTGGCGCCCGCAAGACCAGCGGCGTTGGCGCCACCGACCACAACATCCTCCGCAAGAGCGGCTTCACCGTTTCCAGCCCCAGAAATCCCTGGAAAATCCGCGACAAGATCACCTGCGTCAACACCGCCCTTCTAGATGCAACTGGAACCCGCCGCCTCTTCATCCACCCGCGCTGCAAGGAGTTAATCAAATCTCTCCGCACCCTCACCTACTCCCCTGGAACGGGCCTCCCCAACAAAAACCTTGGTGTAGACCACGCCTTCGACGCCCTTGGTTATCTATGCCTACAAACCTTCAACTTGGCCAAACCAGAGAGCCTGGGCAAAACGTCCTATCGTGTGTGGTAACACCCCTCGCTGGCACACAATGGCGGCAAAAAAGCCCACCAAAGGCCAAAAAAAGGTCGAAAAAGTGATGCCAGAGTATAAATCTGGCGCACTCAAGTCCAGCTCTGGCAAAAAAGTAACCAGCCGCAAGCAGGCGATTGCTATTGCTATGTCCGAGGCCGGCATGACCCGCAAAAAGAGGAAAAAGTAATGGCAAAACGCGGCCTTTACAGCAATATCGCTGCAAAACGCAAGCGCATCGCTGCCGGCAGCGGCGAAAAAATGCGCAAGCCTGGCACAAAAGGTGCCCCCACCGCCGCTGCCTTCAAAGCAGCCGCCAAAACAGCTAAAAAACGGAGGAAATAAACATGGCCGCCAAAGCAATCACCGCCAAAGACCACTTCACCAACATCGTCGAGTTCACTGGCGCCAATCTCACCGCGCTAGATGACTGGATGGAGGTTCCTGCCCAATCCTCTAGCTACACATTTGCGGCCACAGTTACCGGCGGCGCCAACTTCAAACTGGACTTGGAGTGCAGCTTCAACGGCAACGGCAACTGGTTCACTATCGACACCAGCAAAACCATCAACTCCAACGGCCAGTACGTTTATTTCTACGACGGCAAACCTGCCGCAAAGATCCGTATGCGTATTTCTGAAATCAGCTCTGGCACACCAACTGTCGTCCCTCACATTGCAGTCGCTTATCACGGCTAATGGCGATACAAACAGTAAACGGAGGCTGTGTTCACATCGAAATTGATGCTGAAGACGGCCTCACTCACGCCACATTCGTCTTCAAATCACCCCAAAACCCAGAAATCTTGGGCGGCTTTGTAGCAATGCTCGCCCAAGGCATCGAAGTGCTGGTGCCAATCTCCGATCCCGACGACGAGGAAGA